CCTTGACCGTCATTTCTTCATAAGCGATTTCTTCCGCTTCTTCAGAGACCACCTCTTCAGAGACCACCTCTGGAGTCACCTTTTCTACAGGGTCTTCCTTTGGCACTGGCTCTTTATCAACAGTAATTTGTCGCTTTTTATCTTTACCTTTTTGTTTAGGTTCTTCAGATGGTGCAGGATTTGATTGTACACCATGGTCAGTCACAGTCATATCTTTTTGCCCTTTCATAGTTGCAGCAATATTCTCATTATCAGTTTCCATTGCTCCGTCACGAGCAATATAAATTTGCGTATTTTGATAAGGAACTTGCCGTGTCGGGCCATAGTTACGAATTACAAACCTTGCCATTTGAAATCCTTTCTATAATAAACTTCTCTCTTTTAATTCATTCAATTCCTAAATTATGCCGTAGTCAAATTCTCCATCAGCACACAGGAATTGACATTTTCAATCTGATTATCGGCTCTCATACTGTAGAACCAATAAGTCGCTTCATCCGCAGCCATTCTTTGTGACTCGATTTTCAGATTTCTCTGAATACCGATAATCAAGTTGCCCATAGGTGTGAGCAGTGTGTCACCGTAAGAACCAGCACCCAAAACTCCAGCAGCAGACATTGTGACAGGCATATTTGGACAAGGAATAATCGGCACTTGTCCATAGTGCATTGGGCCGGTTCCAAGAATAGCCTGGTCGCCTAAGATAGTTGCACGTGCTGCCAAAGCATCAATATAATCCTGTACAAGCTGGTCACTCTGGAAAAATCTCAAGTTTTTGAGTCCTGCCTTTTTGTACTTAGACGGAAGCTTTTTCAGCATGTTGCCATACTTGAATTCCCAGTTGTAAGGTGTTGCTGCATTTTGCTCAGCAATTTTACCAGGCAATGCACAATCATATGCATGACATCTCCAAGTCACTGTACCGTCAACAACGGTAGCACCAAGAGCAGTTGGCCACGCTGGTTCTGCAGCTCCTTGATTACCAGCAACAGTGCAAATATAAACTCGGCCATTTTGATTCGCTGCCGTTGGCTCTCTAATGTCACCTTGAACTCTGGGTGCAACACCAACTACATAAACTGTTTCAGTACGTCCCGTCATTAGTGTCGCTCTGCCAGAAACTGTATTGTAGTTTCCGCTCAGATAACCCGCAGCAGCTTGACTATATTTGATTCTGTATCGCCATCCGTCAAATATACTGCGAGAATCGGTAGCACCAAAACCGCCTATGCCTGCAGTATCGCCAATCCAGAAGATTTCATCGAGTTCATTTGCAATTTTTGCAGCAACCATTCGCATCACATGGTCTGCAAAAGCGTCACGCTCGATATTATCCTCAAGGTCATCATCATAGATAACAACACAACCACGCAGTTTCTCGCTGACTAACGCAATCTTCTGGTCTGAAAGTGTCTTCAGATAATCCGCAGCAGTAAAAGTCGCACCCGGATAAAGAAAACGATTCTCACCAAGTCCCAATGCTCGGATATTTTTCGTCTCTTTAGTCATCTTGACGATTCGAGCAGAGTTTTTCATGACAGATTCATCAACTATATAGTCAATAAACCTGTCAGCCTCTTCAGCTTCGAGCACAATAGCCGGGAGAGAAATCATCTTCTCAATCTGCTCTTTTTTACTCAACATTTGTTTATTTGATTTCATTATAAACTCCTTTAACTACTAACTACTAAAATTTTACTTCTTTGCTACTACAAATTGATTCTCTGCCTAATCCTGATTTATAAGCGTAGGCCAGAGAACCTTTCCATCTTCTCCTGCTCCCTTTGGCTTATCATCATCGTTGTCATCTTGGTCAGTGAGACTCATTTTCTTTACACCACCTTTTTCAAGAGCCTCAACTTGTTTTGTCAAAGTCTCCAAAGTTTTCTTCAGTTCGTCATCAGCACCTTTGGTAATGACTTCTTTCAAATCAGCAATTTGCTTTGTAAGCTCTTCGATTGTCTTGCCTGTGTCATCACTGTCTGATTTCTCTGTAGATTCTTTCATATCAGGCAGAATCGACTTTAGAGCTTCTACGGCAGTGATAATGTCTTTCAGTTTCTTGATGACATCTTTTGAAAACTTCGCACCGGCCTTGTTGACATCTTCTTTTTCTACTGCAAAACTATTCGCAGCAGTCTTCACAATGAGTTCAACGGCTTCAGCCAAGTCTTCAGGAAGGTCAGCTTTGTACTCTTTGTTGATAAGAGTAACAGCTTTCAAGATTTCTTCCTCACTGACTTTTTTCTCGAAGTCGATGTCCTCTGTACCCAGATATTCTTGAAGGGCTTTTAACAATTCTTTTGACATAATTTTTCCTTTCGTTAAGTAGAAAGTTTCGGTACGTTTGAAACCACCTTCGTCCTCAACAACCTTAGAGTAAGAGCAAGAGACTGGTTCTCCACCTTTACTGGTATTCCAAAAGCTGAAATTGAAATCTCTCAACTTTCCCAAACTCTTTCCGTCTATTGACACTGATGTTCCCTTTGTTATACCGTCACTCTCAATTTCGATATTGAGTTTCTTTTTACTTACTGACTCGATTTGCTTGCCATCCTTTTGCTTAAAAAACAGAAAAGGTAATTTGTTCGCAGGCAAATCAACCATTGACACCTCGTTAATTTTTATATCTTTCAAATTTTTGACTTTGGCCATTAGCTTTCTCCTTTATGCAATCTTAGCATAGCCTGCCATACTGTATCCGGTAAGTTTTCCAGCTTTTATATCTTTCCACACTTGCTTGTCAAGCACTCTTGTCACCAACACCCACGAACCTTTTTTGACTTCTCTTTTGCCAATCGTGAAATCAACAGGGGCTATATAATTTTCAAGAATCTTTACCTTGACTTTCTTGCCTTTGTGCATTACCTTAAAAGTCTGGACGTTCTCCATAAAATCATATGCTGCTTTTTGAATCTCCTCCGCATTAGCCTGGTCACCCTGAGCATCAACTGTATCTGGCTCATAAACAATTCCGTATACAATATGCTCGTCACCTTTTACAATCGGAAGGATTACAATATCTTTTTCAATTTCTTCACCCTTGCTCTTTAACTCTAATTTTTCTAATTTTGTTACCGGAGACAAAACTTGACTAAATAGTGGTATGCAATTCCCTTCGAAGTCACGCTCATAAACAAAAATACAAGGCTTATCAGCGAATTGCTCACCAAACATTTTAGTAATTTCCGCTTCCAATAACTCGTCTGGTTCCGATGAATCTGATTGTATTGTTATTTTTATCTCATTCGCTTTAGAAAAATTATCATCCAAAAGAATGTAGTTTTTGTCCATAGTAATTTGATGTATCTGCCCGATGTCAATTCCTGCCTGCTTAACTTCCATCTTTTGTTTGAAAGCCTGTCGGTCTATATCGCAGGTGCTATGCTGTAAGCCTCGATTAGAAGAATCCATCTCTGATAAGAGCAGTCTATATTTCGCAATAAAGTCACTACGCTCAAAACAGCCTACAATTTCTCTGTCATTGCTCTTGAAATGCCTGTCCCAGAACTTTGCAAACTTATATTTAAGCTGCTTTAATTCTAAGTCACTTGCTTTAGAAAGATTTTGTTTTGATATTTCTTCTATTCTCATTTTTTTCGCCTTTTTTAATTATTTCTTCGGCGGTTTTACTGGTTTAATAAATACATCAATAATAGCTCCTTGAAGAGATTCAAAAAATCTTGATATTCCAGTTGCCAAATATCTTTTCTCTTCTTTCGGAGTTAATCCTGCTTTTTTATTTATCATAATTCCTCTAAGAAAATATTTGTAATTGCCCTATTCTTTTTATCAATTACTTTCTTCACAACTTTATATGAGGTATCTTTTCTAATTAAAACTTCTGATAATGTTGTTCCAGTAAACTCTGATAAATCAACTCCTGTCCTCGCTTTTATATATAATAATTGAGCTTGGCCATCAGAGTCAGCCCACATCTCCGAATACTCCATTGCTGTCGCTTTCTTCGAAGATGCAGAGGCTATGCTTTTATATTGCTTAATATTTCCCACTTCGAATTTTTCTTCAGAAGTGATTCCTCTATAAAGTGTACCTTTGAAATTAGGTGCTCTTTCCATACTTACTAAAAGATCATCAGAAATTTCCGCTGTTTTTTTATAAGCCAATGGAGTCAATTTTTGTTTAAGTGTTTTATCACCTAATTGGTATCTTCTTATCTCATTGCAATCTGTCAATGTCCATCTCATATAAGCTTGTCTCTCCTTCTTAGATAAACCACTCACCCATTCTTTACTCGTTAATTTTGGTTCCGGCTTTGGTTTTGGTAAACTAATAGGTTTTGGAGTGGGTTTCGGAACAACCGCTGGTTTTTCTAATCCCAAAGGAGGCTTTCTTAACATTTCTGAAATCA